AAACTTATATCAGTCCTAAGGTGTGTTATTTCTTTTTACGAGGTTTAACTTCTTTTTGTTTCTTAGTGTTGGCGTAAATATCGCCCTCATTAAGAACTCTGAACTTCATACCTCTTTTTTTAGCCCAATGTGTTGCGGCATCCCACTTAGCATAGTTTATTGCAACTTGTGCCTGTTGTGCCCTACTTTTTGCAAGTTTTGGATTAGACTGATTTGCTGGTTTTATCTCAATCAGTTCTGCGTTCTTCTTTCCTTTAGTATCTCTGTACACGACAATAAAGTCTGGAACATATACTGTAATTTTACCAGTTAATGGATGCTGATAAGTAATTCTCACTGGTTCACTTGCCCATGCCATTACGTTTGGATTGTTATCACAAAACTGCATGAACGTCTGTTCCCAACTACTTCTGAAAGTGGGACTACCGCCTCCTGAGTATTTTGATTGGTTTAGAACTGTGTATTTTCCTTGATGGAACTTTGGCATTATTTAATAATTGCTCTTGCAACGTAAGTGTTCGGTTTGGTAGGAGTCATTTTTCCCGTTTGATATCCGAATCGCAATGCATTATTAAAGACGAATGACCCTAAATCATTGAAAGAAAAGTCTTCTGAAATCTCATCGACAAAATCATATGGATTTATACCATATATCTTCGCCGCGTTTGTAAGTTCTACTGCATACACTTCTGCTTTCTGTTGAGAAAAACCTTTTTTCAATAATTTTGCAGTTAAGATATCTAGTTTCATTTGAATTTATCCCTAATTGCTGGACTTACGCCCGGAGAAAATGATGCTTCTGAGCCTCTTTTATATACATTTTCTACTATATCGGCCAATGGTTCAAGTGTTCCTGGGTTGGCAGCAGTGTCTCTACTACTTACACTTGTACTAATTTTATTTGCCATGTTTGAGCCATCGACTGTTCTGTTTTGAATAGCAGATGTGAGTCCATTTACTGCAATGCCACGCATTACATCTTTCAATCCATTAGTACCAAATAAACTAGCATTGCTATTATTGATATTAAAAGAACGATTACCAAAGAATGATGATACTAATTCATTTATCATTGAAGACCCGAAATCTGAATACGAATACGAGGGCAATGGATCTACTGCAGGATTGCTATTTCCTAAATCACCGAATCCCGGTATATCTGGATTATCATATGTCGCAGAATAAGGAGTGGCGAATCTCTGATTATCGTCTACACTAGGTGGAGTTGATTTCATATATCTATTTCTTCTTGCGATATCTATCACGCCAATGTTATCTTTCAATTCTTTTGTTAATTCTTCAATATTCTCATTACTTGGATCTTTATTAACTATATTATATAACTTCATCAAATCATTAAGTTTTCTAACCTCTTCCTTTGCATCTCTTCCTTCATCGTCCATATTGCGGGCTTCTTTTGACTGTTTCTTAACCCTTGGATTTCCATTTTCATCTACTTCAAATTCTTCGTAAGGTCTATCTGTTCCACTAAAATTGCCTGCTTTATTTTGACCATAGGTCCTATCACCTTGCCCCATATCATATACAGGATCAGGATAAATTTCTGGAATATGTTTAGTAATAGAAGATAATTCATCCATCATATAATCCATACCCAATGTCATCCATTCAGGAAAATTTGCTTGAGCAGTATTTGAGATTATTATGTTTTCTGGTTGAACTGCTAAATCTACTGTTCGTAGTTCAGAGAGACTATAATCACTTGATGAAAATGTTATACTTGTTACTAGTGGATTTATTAATTCAATTTTCTGTATCTTACCTGAGCCTGCATACGAAGGAGCGGCAGCGCCGCCTCTTTCGAGGTTACCAAAAAAGTGATATACTGTTATTTTTTCAAAGGATTGATGATAATAATCGTGCTTCTCTTCGGGAATCTTTCTACCATGCATATGAGAACTTGTTAGAACTTCTTCTGCGTTCGAGGGATTAATTTTTGCATCATTATTCTTGAAGAATTTAGTATATATGCCTTCTGCCATGTTGAACATTTTGCCATCAATCGTGTCGTACATCTGAATTGTTACTTCTGGAAAGTCAACACGAGTTGGAATATAAATTCTTTTGCCATATGCGTCAATTGGCATAGTAGATGTCATAAGACTGATATGAGATATTGATTTTGCTAAGCCAGAATAATCCAAAGTTGCACCACTTTCACCCGAAACTGTCTTATACTCTATAAACCATAGATCAGAAAGTTTAGGAGCAGAGGTAATCGGGGTGCTTGGGGCGCCAGCAAATCCAAAACGATGTCTTGCATTTGCACTATCCGCTAAGATACGTCTTGCGGATTTCTTCGCACTTTTTCTATCTTCAGCCATTATATAGGTACTCTCTTATTAACCGCCTTGCGTTCCACCTGGATACGAAATTACTTTAGGCATAATGTCATCATTCAAAGTCGCATTATCATACTGAAGTGTCAATGTAATCGTAACTGGATCTGAAACTGCATAATCAGTTTGAGAATAATCAGCGTTTGTAACGAAACATCCTTCTAATTGCCATTGCTCAGTTGCCGCGCCAGAGTTACCATCTAAGATTTCAATCAATGTAGAAAACTTATAATTTGTTCCTGCTGAAGGACCTCTTTGAGTTTTATGGTCTAACTGTTGTTGAACTTGACGACCAACTAACTTAGTTAAATTGTTTGCTATATCATCACGTAATGTGATTGTAATTGGTTCCCATGTGTGCTTACCCATCACGTACATACGTGAGTTGTAAGAATCTAATGGAATAGACTCATGTGATACCTTTGGACGGGATACGTTCATAACCTGTCTTGTAAATTCCGATGATATCTGACCTGCACCGCCGAAACCTGCAACTACTACACGAAAGCGATAGTTTAGTTTTGGTTGCAAGATACCAGTACCTGTGGCTCCTTCTGCGGAATCTAGTGGTACACCGAAGCTGTTTAATGTTCTGCTCATATTCTTATCTCCTATTATAGTATTGTGAACTATGGTTTTAACAATAGTATTTATCTATTTTATCATTTATTAAGTCGTACTTTATTAATATGTTCTGAGAAATTGTTTTCTACAGCCACATTCACATCCGGCTTTACAATCACACTCTATTATCTTGTGCCCACATGAACACCATCCCTCATTATCTTCTTTAAGAAACTCTTTTTCAAACTCAAGATAGTTTTCCACTTGCCCTCTCAACCCGGCTTCTTCATAATCAATATCTGGGTCTGGCGTCATAGGAGAATTTGTAGGTTGATAATCGTTATCAGTATCTACTAGTTCGTTGTCATATGTACGCTTAGAACTACAATGAGGACAAAACAGTTCGGTTGGTGTCCATTTATCAGAAGCCGCAATGGACCAAAATCCAGAACATGCTTTGCAAGTGAAATGCCAGATTGTTTCTTTATAAACATTCATTAACTTTCTCCGTTTTCTAAGTAGTCGTAACCTTTACTTGTAATACCATTGTTGTCAATTAGTCCATCACGTTCTAAAGACTTATATACGCCTTCTTGTGCTTTACTAATGCCTCGTCTATCTGCTTCAAATGGAATATCATAATTGATTGCTGTTTCCATTGCTTTTAATAGTAGCAATTTGCCATAGCCTTTACCTTGAAATTCCGGGAATACTTCTGCATCATTTTGTGCGCCATCTTCGTCAAAGTAATAACGAAAGTGTCCTGCTTTTTGTCCTTCAATTGACAGTGTAACTGTAAATCCGCTTTCAAATCCTGTGTTACTTGATATGTTAAAGCCTTCATTGAATGCGTCAGGAGTTTGAGTCTTTACCCAAGGTCCTCTATGAATGAACTTTGCTGACACAGATACTTCTTTTCCAAATAATTCCTTTGGTGCAAGTATCATAATTTTATACTTTCTATTGACATTATCTACGCCAACTACTTCAACTTCTATTTTGTCATACTTTGTACCACCAAATGTAACATCGGTGCCAGTCAAAAACTTATGAGTTGATTCAGTTAATTTTGATTCACCCAATAACTCATCTTTTGTAGCAGTGAAGTTACTCTGCTTCCATTTTGTTCTCAATATATTTAGTTTAGCACCCATTTCAGGTCCTGGCTTCATGCCATTAGCAATCAAATCTGCTCCTGTTACAGGAAATTCTGGTACTTTAGCATCAATGTTTAAATCTTTACCTTGTAGAGTTGCTAATGCTGAAATTAAATCTTTATTAACTCCATCAGCAATCATATCTTCTACTTTCTTTTGGTCAAGTGAATTAGTTTTGTTCTTGACTAAAAAGTCTAACAGAACTGCTTCATTGTTGCTCAATCTCCAACGTTTTGCTATGTCTACTGTGTTACCCATCTGTGCTAATGCTACAATAGGATTACCACTGTCTACTATCTTGTTTAAATCGTTTGTTGTTAATCCAATAACTTTACTAACACCTGTTTTAGTCATATGATTTAAAACATCAGCAACGTTTTGTCCTGAAAGAACTTTGCTCATTTCTTGCCAAATACGTTCAGCACTTATTTTTTGTAAACCATTTACATTTGAAGTGATTGCTTGTAATGTTTCTTCGTTCCATGATGGAGTTGAAAGTCTACCTTGAAATCTAAAGTATCTTAGTATACGTAAATAATCTTCTGTAATTCTTTGTTCAGCATCACCCACAAACTTACTGACTTTATCTTGTAAGTCATCCATTCCATTAAAGTAATCAAATACATTACCTTCCATATCCATGCTCATAGCATTGTATGTCAAGTCTCTGCGTTTGGCATCTTCTTCCCAACTGCGTACAAATTCTACTTCTGCGTGTCTTCCGTCAGTTTCTTTATCAGCACGTAATGTTGTGATTTCAAATGGTTCTTTGTCTAAGATTGCTGTGATAGTTCCATGTTCTAAACCGGTAGGTTTATGTCTGATGTCTGCTTTATCAAGTATAGCCATCATCTCATCTGGAGTGGCATCTGTTGCCAAGTCGATGTCTTTAGGTGATTTACCCAAAGCAATATCTCTGACAGCACCACCTACGATTCTTAATTCATAGTTGTTGTCTTTGAATACTTTGGCTAATTTTTTGATAGACGAATTTATAACTGATGTTACATCTAGTTGTTCTTCGTATAATATTACTTCATTGATTCGCATTACTGTATTTATCATCTCCGAGTCCAGACAATAAAAAACCCCTCACTAAGGAGGGGTTTTTAACTAAACTAGAGTTAGATTATAGTACTTCGCCTGTATTACGAATACGAAGTGGAATATAAATAAATTCTACTGATTTAGCAGGTTGTATTGCAACATCAACCCATAACTCATTTCTGTCAATACGTGCTGGTGTGTTATTTGAATCATCACATACAACTAAGAAGTCATATAAGCCTCTGTCTGTAACAAGACTACCACAAAAACGTTCAACTGCATCTCTCATATTATCACGAGTAATCTTATCGTTTTGCTCGAATAAGAATGCACGAGACATTGTATCTAAGTTATGACGCATGTAGTTAACTAAACGTGCAACGTTTACTCTATCTAGAGCAGTAGAAGTTGCTTGTGTAGTTTTCTGTCCATAAACAGCCATTCCAG